ATGTTAATAGACCGCCCAATTAGCCACACATTGTTATTACAACTGGCGGCTTGTGCCGTCACTGCAATTAATCGTTGGGAACCACGCGTACAGATCACACAATTTAAACCAGAATTGGTTGAAGGTGGCATTGTGGCAAGTTATGTCGCACGCGGGCAATATCAGCAACATATCAAAGAAAACCATCTTTTATTAGGCC